TTTATTGTTGTATAATTTTTATTGGTACGATAGGTTCTATACTAACTCTTGACACACCATTGTAAACTAAGACTTGTTTGAACGCATCAAGTACAAGCTTTCTCTCAGGTTTAATCACCATAGCGTCAAAGATTTCCCAAGACTGAAGTAACTCAGAAGAATATCCAAGCTTACCTGGTGTTTGTATACCTAAAAGTTGAGGGTGTGCTCTGTGAGCTGTTACGATTTGTTGAACGATTTGGTCTGCTACTTGTAAAAGACGAGCGTCTATATTTGTAGCATCTAAAGTATCGATGTCTGGTGCTAAGTCTTTACCATCAGAATATAAAATGATTGCTTTACCAGCATTCTTTGCGCCACCGTGTTGAGCTTTAATAGCCTCAGAGTTTAATCTTCGTTCTTCTGGCGTAGGTTTTTTATAGAACTTAAACACGATTGAAGGTGAGAAGCCATTGTTAATAGCAGCTAAGTTGTACTCAGCCATTAAACCGTCAGCTTTAATCCATCTCAAAGCAGAGAAGTAAGTAGGTAAAGAGTAGTAGTCCATATTGTTGTCTTCACGTTTGATGAACACAAGTTGTCTTACACCTTCAGCATTAGGGTCATAAGCTTCAATCTCTCTTGGTGGATATTGTTTAGTGTTTGACCAATTTTCAGAATAGTAGTATGACTTTACTTGACCGAACTCATCTCTTTTACCAGAGGCAATACGAGAAGCATCAATCCAGTTCATATCAACAATACGAGTTCTATCCATCGAATAGATAACCTCAAAACAAGAATAACCAAACGTTTGTTGGTCACGAGTAACAAGCCAAAAAATATTATCAAGCTTTCTCCAGAACGGTATAAGCTTCCAATTGTCTACAATGAACTGGTTTGATAGCTCTCTACTGATGTCGAATAAAAAGCCAGCACCAGCGATTAAGTTTGTTTTAGATTCAATGATTGAATCGTGTAAAGAAGAAGAGTTACGATACTCTAAAAGGTCGATTGGGAACTGGTTGTTTGGACCATACAGAACCCAATCGTATCCTTTCTGTTCTTTTGGTTGAGGTATCTCTATGTTTCTCATATTGATAGTCTCAAGAATGTCTTCACCTCTAACTGTTTTAGGTAGTTCAGGTTGTGTTTGTTTTGAAAATCTGTCGAATAAACCCATTATCTTTTAAGGACTTTTATATTTTTAGCAGGTCTGTCTATGGTCGCCCAAACTTTAGACTCTTCTACAAGTACTTTACCCGTCTCAAGTACTGTTGTACCCGCGGTTACTACAAATGACCACATACCGGCTCTCATATCAACTCTTGGTATGAATAGGTTCTCTGGTGTGCCTACTACTATTTCAAATCTTGACCACTTGTTATCTGGTTGTAAATCTGTCGGGTAGAAAGATTTTACTTCACCTGATACGTCATTAGTGAACGTGAATAAGAAACTCGCAGTAGAACCATATGCCATCGACTCTCTTAGAGACATCCAAACTGACTGTGTGATTCCTGGTGTAAAGTATATCATTGTTTGCGTTGTACTTTATTGATATGTTTGTAGGAAGAAAGTTTGTTTTTTATTTGGTAGATTCAAAATGATTGTGTATCTTTGCTAAAAATACACTTGATATGAATATGACAGAAGGTTTGAAGTTAGCCTTAGAAGAAGTAGGCTACAATGAGTTTAGACAATTTGAGTTATCAAATAGAATCTATGAGATAACAAAAGGTAGATATAGCAAGGATAGCATAACTGGTAATGTATTTAGAAATGTTAAGAACTACCCTTGGTTCTTTAAGAGTTATACAAAAAGAAAGGTCGGAACTGCCTCATATTGGCGTAAACAAATAACCGAGTATAAACAAACTTTTGATAAACCTGCTGAGTATTTTCAAGCATTACAAAATCTAAATACTTCTAACACAATCTATACACTTTGTGGTACCGAATCAAACTGTTTGTCTGTATTGGACAGAAGTAAGACCGTGACTGTTGATTTCTGTAGACTCACAAATCCTGATATCAGAGGTAACATATTTGATATCAAAAAAGAACCTAACTCTTCATTTAACCTAGACTTTGAAGGTATATTTAGTGAAAAAAAAGCAAACGATATAAATGCTTTATCAGCCGAGAAGATTGTTTTAACATTTAAGAGTTCTAAAAATGACAAATATCTAGAACTACTTAACTTCAAAGTAACTCATATAAATACTTATAAGAGTGGTAAATGGTACATGAAGATATATTTACTGGAGAAACCTATTTAGACTTGTCTATCTCTTCGAAAATAAGCCTATCTGGTAAAATCTGACTACATAAGTAAACGCTTGAAAAAGGTGGATTAAGTGAAGTCTTTTGCTCTTGATAGTCTTTGAAGTAGCTAACTCTCTTACTCAGATACATAACCTCGAACTGATTGTTCTTGAACATTTCAAACCTTGACTTACTTTCAAATAAACCTACAACACCAACTAACATAGCAAAAGGTTTACCTATTGAAAAGAGGTGCTCAAACACTTTACCTTTCATAGAGTATGGTGGATTTGATATTATGTAATCGACATCTGACAAAGACTCTTTAGTTTCATTAAAAAAGTCTTTACCATCAAATATATGACCATGATTTACTATAAAACCATTCTGTCTAAATAACTTCACATAGTTACTTTCTTCTGTGTCAAACGGACAGTATATAACAGAACCTTTTTTTAGATACTTCATTATTGGTAATATGGCGTAGTTAGGTGTGTAAAACTCATCGTTTTTATTTACACCGTCTATTGTCTCTGCTTTGTTTGTGATTAAGTCTAACTTCATATAGGTTATATCTTGTTAAAGATGATTTGTTTATAAACAAAAAAACCCATCAGTTGTTTGACTGATGGGTTTTCATTATTCTGTAATCGTAGTGATTAAGCTGTTAAAGCAGCGATGATACCTGGTGCTACTGCTGATGCTCTTTCTAACTCAAAACCTTTAAGTGTTAAAGTGTAGTTTGAACCATCTGCTTTCGCTGTACCAGATGTTGATGTAGATTCAGATAAATACATACCTTCAATCTCACCTGGGTACCATGCGTATCCATTAGAATCAATTATAATTACTGCTAAGTCTCTTTGTGTTAAAAGAGCCAAAGTGTTTCTTTTAGCAACGTCTCTTCTTGGAATCGTTACTGATACGGTCTGTTCGAACATCGCAGATCCGGCTTCTACTGACTTCACCAAATCCTCGGTGTAAGTAGCTGAGTTTCTGTTGAAAGAGAACTCATAGAAGTAAGACTGTGATGCCATTGTGATAGACGATACTGTACCTCCAGATTGAGTGAATGATACGATATTGTCAAAATCTGTTATAAGAAGCGTTTTCACGCCGCCAATATTCGAGTCACAAGTTTTTGAAATCCCGCCTGAAAATGATATACAACTCATATTGTTTGTTTTTTATTTTTATTCCAATAAAGGATTATGCGTAAAGTACGATTTCGTTACCGTATAAGTAGTTCACACCGAATTTCAATGATGTAGCGAATCTTTCAGTTCTAGCACCAGAGATGTTTCTTTGTGGAATGATGATGATATCGTCCCAATCAGATACTAAGTCAGTCAAGAAGAATACTTTGTCAGAGTTGAAAGCAACCATTTGCTTAGCATTTAAAGCAGAAGTTGGGATTAATCTGAAACCTAAGTAGTTCAATTCTTTGTCACCTACTAAGAACAATCCACCTGTTGTAGATGCTTGTGCTTGTTTGTAAGCGAAAGCGATTTCTTGAGAAACGAAGATTTTGAAGTTAGCTTGAGAACGAACTTCAGCTGGTACAGCACTTAAAATTCTGTCTAACTCACCAACTACGTTAGCAGCAGTGATTGAAGAAGCAGTAGCACTTACGTCAACTACATCAGAATCAGCTTGAAGTTGTTTGATTAAACCATCGCATAATGAATAAGGATAAGAAGCAGTAGCTGTGTTACCTTGGAACATTACTTTTTCTAAGTCAGAAGATACCTTTTCAGCAACGTAGTTTACTACGAAATCTGCGTATGAAGTAGGCATTACTTCTTCGTTGTTTGAACCTGCTCTCAATTGAGCTGATAAGTAGTTAGCTTCGAAAGTTGTAGCACAATACTCAAGGTTAACCTTAAGATCACATACTTCCATAGTCTTTTGATTTAGCGAACCTTCGCCTGTTGATGAGAATGAACAATCTTCAGCTTGAAGAATGTTACCTAAGTCAGAGTAAGCTAATTTGATTTTAGACTTTACGTTTGGTACCAAAGTCAATTCGTTTTTAGCTAAACCTGTAGTAAGAACTTTCTTGAAGAATCCTTCAGCGTCCTTACCGTAAAATGTTGTGTTATCTGTTAAAGCCATTTTAGTTTTTTTTATTTTTGTGGTCTATACCTAATATGTAGGATTTAGATTATTTGTTTTTAGCGAACTCTCTGATACGAGCTTCTACTTTAGAGAACTTGTCATCAAGCTTAGGTTCAGCTTTTGTGATTGATTTTGTAGCAGCAGTTGTTGAGAACTTCTCTTCAACTTCTTTCTTAAACTCATTCATATTTTCTTCTTTTTGACCTACAAGTTCTTTCAATCTTGTTACTTCGTCCATTAATTCAGCAAATCTTGCGTCAATCATAGAAGATACTTCTTCAGCAGTGATAGCCATAGAAGTAGCAGGTGCTTCTTCAATCATATCTTCTTCTTCTTTCTTTTTAGAGCTTAACTCTTCATCTTCTTCAATAGAAGATACTTGAATCTCAACAACTTTACCATCTTTAGTAGTTACGATAGTACCGTCTTCTAATACGTGGTCAGCGTCAGGTGCTGGCTGTGTAAGAGCTTCATCCATAAATATAGCAGTGCCCATACCAAACTCACCATCCCAGTACACAGTGATACCTTCTTTAAGAACGGCAGTACCAAGTTTAATTTCTTTTTCCATTTTTTGTTCTTTATTTTTTAATGCTAGTTCTAAGTCAGCTAGAATCTCAACTGAGAAACCTTTAACCTCATCAGTTTTAACTTTTTCAGACCAGAAAGCTTCGTCTTTAACTTTAACGCCACCAAACCAAGTGCCTTCAGGTAAATCAAATCCCATATTACGAGATTTGTCTTGGTCACCTTCAATCATCCAGTTTGAAGCAACGAATGCTTCTACTTTTTGGTCTGTATGTTGGAAGTTAATATTTCTATTGTTAAGGTCTTCGTTAAACTTTGTAGCTATTTTCTCAACCTCTTCTTTGCTGAATCTAACATAGTATTCACCCATTTTCTCATCGTGTCTGTAGATAAGTTTGTTTGGTATAAGAAAAGGACCGTATAAAAGTTGCTTTTCTTTATCTGCTTTGAATAGCAGTTGTGTCTGATTTGATAATCTAATCCAATCAACACCTATGGCTGGCTCGTCTACTAAAGAGATAAATCCTACACCTTGAGTGTCGTCAGTAAGTTTGATATCATAGATAGGTAGTTCCTTCATACTTTATATGTTTATTTTTGTAAAATTGTTTCTTTAACCAAAAGAAGCATTACTTTCTAAGGTCTCAACTCTTCTTTGAGTGTTTGTTATATCTGATTCTAAAATGTAAACTCTTTGAGGAGCTTGAGGATTTAAGATTGTACCTGTCGCACCAGCACCTCCAGGTGTGCCTAACAAGTTTTGATTGAATCCTGTAAAGCCACCAGAAGAAGCCGCATTTGTAATACCAGACGCAGCAGCATCAGTTCCTGCTCCACCACCACCGCCTGTGTTAGGAGGTGTAATTTCAGGAGCACCGCCATCAAACTTAGTTTTAGAAATAGCAGCAACTTGAACAGCTGTTGTAGCAGCAACTAAACCTGCTAAGATACCACCTACAATAGGACCAGCGATAGGACCTAATGTAAAGGCTCCTGTGAAAGCAGATACAGCACCTTGTAAACCTGATATAATCGCCTGAGCTATCTTTAACTTTTTATCTGATTCAAATGCTTTCTTCTTTTCAGCTAATTCTTTTGCTCTAAACTCTTTGTTTAACTTTTCAGTAGAAGAAGTTAAGTTTGAATCAAGAGATTTAATAGTCTCATTATATTGTTGTTGACTGATTATACCAGCAGCAAGGTTCTCATCAAGCAAAGCTCTTTGTTTGTTATACTCTTCATTTAAGGCAGAAGTCTGATTTGCTAACAAATCTCTTTGTTCCATTAAATAGTTTTCAGAGTTTACTTTAGATAACTCATTGAATGAACTAAACAAGTCGAGTAAGGTATTAGCAACTTGAGCACCAAACTCTGTGAACTTTTGTAGGTTTTGATTTCTCAATTCCCATATCTCTTCAAGGTTCTTTCTATCAGCTTCTTTTTCTTTAAGTCTGAAGTTTTCATTTACCTTAGCTTCTTCATTCTTATAATATTCATTGATAGCAACTCTTTGCTTACCTTTCTGTTCTTCAGTTCCTTGAACGTTCTTTAAGTCTTCAGCTTTCTGTACGTTTAGCGCAGCAATTTGAGCTTTTCTATCAGCTTCTCTTTGTTGCTTTTGTAAAGCTTGAATATCTAAAAGTAGTTGAACTTGTGTTTTTCTTCTTTCATCACCTTCTTGTTTGAAGATAACAATCTTATCCATCATAGACTTTCTTTCTAACTCAAGTTCTCTCATCTTGATATCAAGTTGAAAGTTTAGATTATCTAAAGCAATATTAGCTCTGGTGTCATTCATATTATTATCACCAAAAACTAACTCTTCATTTAAGACGTTATTAATCTCAAGTATCTGTTGAGCTTTCTGCTCTTCAACATCAGTTATCTGTGTAGCATAAGATTGTTGTATCAAAAGCTCATCTTCAGCATACTGCTTTCTTCTAGCAGTAATCTGGTCATTGATTTGCTTATCACTGACTAATCTTTTGCCATTGTTATCAACTCTTTTCTTTTCAGTTTCTTCAAAAGATTTCAAAGATTCTTCAAATGCCGCCTTTTGGTCAACTAAATCTCTATCTCTTGTTACTTTTAACTTAGCAATAGTTTCATCGTAACCAGCAATAAGGTCTTCTCTATAAGCACCATCTTCTGTTTTAACAAGTGATATTCTTTCAAGTTGAAAGTCTTCAAGTTCTCTTTCGATATCTCTAATTCTATCAGCTCTTTCTTTCTCTAACTTTTCAATATCTTTGTTGTAAGAAGCTAACTCATCTTTTCTCTTTTTAAGATTGTCTTTATACTTCTTGTAATCTTCTTGTCTTTGCTTTTCTCTTTCAGCCGCAGCAATCTCTTCGTTTGTAGTTTGAGCTTTCTCAGCAACCTTTAAATCGTTGTTAAGTTGATTTCTCTGACCTAATAAAGCATTGTAGTTCTTTTGTTGGTCTTCAAAGTCTTTCATTCTTTGCTCATCCTTAGTATGAAAGAACTCTTGATAGATTTGAACTACACCATCTGTATATTGTTTTTCTGTGATAAAACCTAAGTCTCTACTTCTAATCAAAGAAGCATATCTTTTTTGTTCTTCGTTTAGTCTTGAATCAAGGTTAAAGTCTTGTAAATCTTTAGTTTGCTCAATCATTGTCTCAACATAGTTAGCACCGAATGACATCTCTTTTACTAAGTTGGCTATCTTTTGCTCAGTAGCAGTTTGTTGAGCTTTAACATCATCAACATTTAAGGCATCAAGCTTTCTTTGTGTGTCTAATCTGGCATTTAATCTTTCCATATCAGTCTTAGCCTGAGCTTCTGCTAATCTACCTTCAAGTTGAATTAACTCACCTCTTGTCTTAATGTTGTCTTGTATAGCCTTTGTGTTTAAGTCAATCTCAGCATTTAAGTCTTTAGTTCTTTTAATCTCTTTTTCTTCTTCACCACCAAATACTACAAAAGCAGCTACAAGTGCCGCAACTGCCGCAATAACTAAACCAATAGGATTTGCTGCCATAGCCGCATTTAGGGCTCTTTGAGCAACTGTAGCTGTACCAGTAGCCACAGCCTGAGCCGCAGTAGCCACGGTTTGTTGACCGATAGCTAATGTTAATAACTTTGTTAAACCATTTTGTAAAGCAAGACCAACATTGTTGATATCTTCAGCAATCGTCTTAGCGTTTGTGGCAATCGTTGTAGCTGATAAAGCCAAAGCCAAAGCTTGTTGAGCTTTTACCTGAGTTTGTGTTAACTCTTCTGATTCACCAGCGAATAAAGAAAAAGCAGTTGTCGCGATAGTAAATGCCGATGTTATTGTAGAAGCCAAAGAACCAACAGATTGACCAAGCTCTTGAATATTCTTGTTAAAGTTTGTAGTTTCTTTATATGAGTTTACAAACTCTCTTTGTAAGTTTACAGCTTGGTCTGAAAGTCTTTGAAACTCATCAGAGCCAATAGCAACATTTTTAAGCTCTTCTCTTGTAGCTCTTAATGCTTCTTCTATCTGACCAACAGTGTTAACTACCTGCTCGGCACCATTTATCTTGACGTTTAATGAAAAATCAGCCATTTATATCTTTTTATTTTATATGACGTTCACCAGTCTGTGGTATGAGTAAGAACACAACCATTGAATCGTGTTACCTGATGTGCCTTGTGCTTTTACATAAACACCTGAGCCATCAGAACCAATCTCAACAGTAGGTATAGTACCTGTGAATGAACACCACTCTAAAACGATAGGTGTACCAATCTCGTATAAACTTAATGAAGCATCGATAGAATAAGCACCACTAATCTCAGCAGAGTAAACTAAAGAAGCATCAGCTATATCTGTAGCTACAACGTGAGCCTTTACTTGAATCACATCACCACCTGAAGCTGTTGAACTCCAAGGAATAGTAGCCAAGTCATTCATCAAAGCATTTGAAGTTCTTAATCTACTTTGTTTAGTAGTCCAGTCAGAATAGTTGTACTGAGTTGAACCATCGTCATCTGTACCTCTTACGGCTAAAGAACCACCAGCAACAATCTGTTCTGAATCATAGTTTGTTTTAGAGTAACCTTTACCTAAGTGAACTGTATCTGTAACACCATCTGCTAAAGTAACGTTTGAACCAGCAATCACAACAGCTTTAGTGTTGTTTGTCATACTTACAGTTTGAGATGCGATTGTAACGTTGTAGTTTGTTGAACCTGAAGTAGTTACAACTCTAGAGTTTAGATTTAAGACTCTTGCTTTGTTTGTGTTTGATGAAGTATCAACTTCAACCGGCGCACCTGTCGATACAGCATTGTTTGTTACTAAGATACCACCAGTAGTATCTTTTACTACTAAGCCACCATTTGCGTCGATTGTAGCTACAGTTGTAGAAGAACCACCTAAGAATAAATCCTTCCATCTGTTTGAAGTTGTACCTAAGTCAGTATAGTAAACACCATTTGGTGATAAAGAGTTGGCTGAGTAAGTAGTACCGATGTTTATATTCGGTGAGTTGAATATAAGTATATTGTTACCACTTGTAGTTGAACTTGTAGAACCAGTCGCAACTGGTATGATACCATTTGAAGTTCTTACATAAACTTTGTCGTCAGTTACGTTTACACCAAACTCGCCTACATAAAGGTCAGTTGCCAACCAAGTCTCATCAGTGTGGTCATTTGATGTTGGTACTGTAAAGACCGCACCACTCGTTGAGATAGCGTGGTTTATTATTCTAGAAAATTGTTCTATTTTAGCCATATCTTATTATGTTTTGTTTTTATTTGTTTGTTTATGATAGTGACCTAAAACTATCTGCTTGTCTGATGAGTTCAGCCACAGATTGAGAACCTGTGTTCAAAGTATAAGCACCTGACAAGTTTGTTCTTGGATTAGGGTTTACAGTTGTTGTAACACCTAACTCTTTTACATCTGGTAAGATAGCATCGATACCAGCGTTGATGACATTCTCATAAGTAGATGAACCACCTTCAATAACGATGTCTTCACCACCATTTACTACGTTGATTGTAGTAGAACCTGATTGTCTTACAACAGCAACGTTGAAGCCACCATTGATGACGTTTGATTTAGAGATTGCGATACCATCTTTATATCTGATGTTGTTGATATAAGTTACATCTGATTCAGCAACATACTTTTTGTCTGTACCAATCATATTCACATTTGTTACGTTACCTACAACATAGTTACCGTTACCTGAAGAGATGTGTACGTTTTGAGCACCTGAGCCAATCGCATTCTCGTTACCATTTACTTTTACGTTTTTAGTACCAGGTCCTACATAGTTTGACAAACCATTTGTTTGAACTGTTGAAGAGTTCGACAAGTTTACACCAGGTGTTGTGTTTTGATAACCAAACTGAGGTCTTTTTCTAGAAGGTGCTACTTCTATCACTTGAGAAAGAACAGGTCTTGTTGTATCTTGTATCGTGTAGAATACTGGGTCAGAGAATCCGTTTGAATCTGTGATAACAGAACGTCTACTATACTTAGAAGGTGATTTAAGTTTTAAGAACTCACAAGTAGTCAGACCATCATTTACTGGGTCATAATCTATAATCTTTTGAAGTCTAAGATAATGACCATCAATCACATAAATCTTTCTAAAGTCTAAGTTGTAAATGTCTTTATTCAACAATCTTAGTTTAGCAACAATCACTTTAGATGAAGGGTCGCTAATCTCGTTGATAAAGTTCGACCAGTACTTATTGTAAAGGTTCTCATTTGTCCATCTCGAATTGTCCCAATAAACAAAGTCACCTTCTTCCATATTGTACCAGTTTATATCATACTGAGGGTCTTGAGGTGAATCAACTGTACCAGCATAAGGATATGTTGTATAAACAGATGAGGTAGCCGCAATAGCACCAGCATTTGAAACAGATGATAGAAGTTCCCAACCGGCTTGAGCACCTTGAGCGTTGTTTAGATTTATGATATACATACCTCTTTGAGCTGTATAAGGTCTTAAACCACCCCATATCAACATACGAGGCGCTGAGTTTGATACTGGCTTAGCCGCACCATTTGCTTCTTTTTGAATGACAGCAGGCATAACAACATCTGAACCATCAGGATTGTTTATCATCATAGTTGTACCTAAAGGTATCTCAATCTTAGATTCGTTCTTTAAGAAGTCATTGTTTACTTCTTTTGTATATTTAGAGTAAGGACGACCTCTATCAGTCTTGAACTTAGTGTTCCAGAAGTCATTCTCTTCTTTGTTTTGAAAAGTATAGTACTTAGCAATCAATTCACCCATTGGTATAATGTCTACTGAATCTTTGTCTACTTTAGAAGACCAGTCAACATAATCTGAAGTACCACCTGTACCTGTTTTATAGTAGGTATCTCTTGGCTCGATATAATAAAGTCTCTCAATCTGTTTGTCTGATTCGATGTGTAGATTAAACATCTTAATGATAGACAATAAAAAGTCTTTACAACTCATATCTCTTGGTAGAATAGAACTTACAGGTATCTGTGAACCTTCTGATGCTGTAGAGTTTGGATTTGATATAATGAATGAAGAGGCTTCTGTTCTAAAGTAGAAATCAGCCAAGATGTCTGCTCTTTCTAAAGGGTCATCGCTACCTGGTGGATTATATTCTTCATGAAAGCCTATACCTGATTTATTTGTAGCGGCTGAAGAGCCTGAGTACTGACCTGACCTTGCTTGAACATAAGATTGAACTTGTACCCAAACCTCATCACCTTCAGCAAAATAAGTTTTACTTGAAGGCACACTTAAAGTAGTGTTTTCCCAAGAAGCAGGTTGGTATCTGCCAAACCACTTCCAGTTAGGATTATTTGATGCGTACTTAGCGTTAGCATTCATATCAAATGACTTACCTGAAGAACCAATCTCTTCAACAAAGCCGTTACGCTTTCTCATAATTTTTGATAGAATATAAATACCACAGTTGTTTTGACCTATTGGCCCTGAAGGATTGTTGTACCAAGCTCTTGGATAGTAACTGTATAAAGGGTCATTTTGTACAAATGAAGCCGTGCCATCTGGTGAACCACCTTCAAAGCCATTCATATCAATCCAAGCCGTAAGTTTAAGATTAGCAGTCAAACTATATTCACCACTTTCTCTTACAATCCATTTATATTGTGATTCATCCCAGTTCTTTATAGAAGCTGTAGAACCTGGCGCATCATAGTAAGATACTGTTGTACCGAATATACCACCTTCTTCTCTTTTAAAAGGCACATAGTTTTGTGTTGTCGCAGGTGTCAAAGTAACTAAAGAAGAAGTATAAGCAGGATACAAATAAGTTTGTACTGGCTTACCTGTGTTGTAACCAGCCAATTTGTTTAAGTATGAACTTGTTAAACCTACACAAAACTTTCTATCATTTAACTCATAAGGTGTTAGCTCATAAGATGTTTTCTTTTGTGTGAGAATCAATCTTTTGAAGAACTGAGAGTTTAAGAAGGTCGACTGATATGTAGAGTTCGTTTCTTTCATAATCTTGTCGAAGATACCTTTTACATAAAAAGCAGGTGCCATATTTGTAACAGCAAAAGAGTTGTAGTCATATTCATCACCCCAAGATATAAGAGGGTAAACATATCCGTTACCTGTAGCAGTTCTCTCGTAACAAAAAGATTCGTAAGGCGCCGCAGCAGGCACAGTTACAGAAGAGCCACTATTCATTAAAGCAATCGGATAGAAGTAGTTTACAACAAACTTAGTAGAACTGATTCTTTGAGTTACAACCCATTCACCTTTAGCCGCAACTAAGTAAGCCCAACTCGCACCACCACCTGATGAGCCAACAGTGCCTGTATAAGGATTTATGAAAACCCAGTCATCTTCAACTAAGCCGTGAGGTGATGAAGTTTCAACACCTAAACGACCTGTAGTAGCATCTCTAAATAAACTTACTATTTTTCTTGCTGTACCGTTTGCGATTGAAGCATAAGTTGAACCGTCAGCCTTTTTAGCGTTACCATACCAAGAGTTTTCTATATTCTCTTTAGACCAAGCGTGATTCCACTCAGATAGGTCTAAGTCATTTAGTTTAGTTGTACCTACATCATAGAATAAAGAAGTCAAGTCACCATTTAAGGCAATCTCATATTCGATGTTACCATCTAAATCTCTTTTAATCTTTTTAAGTTGTAGGTTACCTTTCATTACTTGAATACCATCGTTCATTACGATACATTCTTTTCTAAGATTAGGATTAAAGCCTTCGTAAACAGATTTGTTACCGATTGTAACCCAGCCATCTTGACCTATCTCATAAACGTGAGAAAAGATTCTGTTGTTGTTTTTTGTACCAGGTATAGTGATTGTTTTAGACCAAGATGTTCTTCTTTTCTCTGGCTCACGAATGTCTAAGATAGAGAATGTGATAGGAATCGGAATAGAATCATAAAGGTCTAAGGCTAAACCAGAAGCACCATTCTTGTTTGCTGGTCTTGTAACACTAACAAAGTTTTGTGCTATAATCTCATTAGGATTTTGAACCATTCTGTAAGCATAAGCCTCTGTAGGTATACCTGTGCCATCACTTATGATAGCCGAGTTATATGGTCTGTGAAAAAGTATAAGTTGCGTTTTGTTCATTATCCTCTGATTGTATTTTTCGAGTAAGCCATTTGATAGTTCAACGAGTATTCAATTGGTCTTGTCAACTTTTGTTTTACTTCAATATTGTTTTCAGCAATAACAACAGGTAACATATCAAAAGTTGTATCTTTGTAGATATAAGCACATAGTTGTCTTGGTGGATAGTAAGAAGCATAAGTCGCACCTACATCTACTATGTTGCCATCGATTGATTGAATCTGAAATCTACCAATAAACTCTACATATCCTGAGATATATTCAGGTATCACCATAAGATAATCACCAACACTTAAACCTGTAGTGTCATTTACCCAGAATAAGATTCTACTATCAGGTGTACCTGTGTAAGTACCTGCTTCGTCATAAATGCGAATCTCTTGTAGTTCAGGTCTTCTATAAGTCCAAACATCAGGTGATAACCACATTTCGTATAACCATTCAGACATTTCTCTTGAACAGAATGTACTAACTCTGTGTTGTTCAGCAGCAGAGATTTTGTAAGTAGTTGTACCTCTATCACCTACAGTATAAGACCAAGCATTTGATATGTTACGACCTAAAGTCTTCTCATACGTTTTTCTTTCAATACTAAATGACTTAGAGTTTCTGTGATAAAAAGTGAAGTTCTCGATACCACCTAAAAGACCAACAAAGCCTAAACGCGTTGTAAATGTCTTAGGGTCTTTTACGTTGAATCTAAAAATCTCTGATTGTCTGATGTTGTTGTAAGCCAAATAAACTTCGTACGAACTCAGTTCTTGATTGATTATAGGCGTACCACTCAACTTGTTTAAGTTGTAGGGTCCTACAGCCAATCTATATCTCTTCACGTTTGTAAGAGTAGGTGCGGTGAATGAAGTAAAAAGAGAACCGTTGATAGTTACTACTAACTTCCAGTTTGAGTTGATTGTAGCCATTGTCAAGAAGTCTAAGTAGTAAGAATCGTTGTAAGTAACATCTACTTCTCTTGGTGAGTTTGTCAAGAATGATTTAGAAGCAGTTGCTGACGCAGTACCCATCAAATAATCTGTATATGTATAAGAAGGAAAATCTTCATAGTCTAAGGCCGCCTCATAAACATAAAAAGTATTTGAGGTAGCTAAGTTTGTATATTGAAGAACGGTACCATCACAGTTTAGAGATGAGTCATATTCTTCACCAAATCTACAATAAACTGACAAAGCGGCAGTTGGCGCAGTAGCAGAAGCGGCTAGGTTAAAAGCAGCAAATGTATTGCTAAGTTGAACTGTTGTGATATAATCTTGTAGAACTCGACTTAATAAAAAGAATCCGTAACCTGTGTTTGGGTCAGGAAATATTTTGTCTGTAAAAACCTTTGTACCATTTACATAAAGGTCACAGATATATCTAAAGTTACACTTACCTGAGTTATTTGAGTTTACAGTTGTGTTGATTGGGTTCGCAGAAGGGTAAAACTTACCTGATGTGAAGTTGCTTACTATAGTAATCGCCATTTGTTCTTTCTTACTTTATAGTATATGTGAACAAGTTTGTTGTGTGTTTATTGTGCTGAGTTCGCCTTCTTTACTTGTTCCTCCATATAATTTGCTATGCCTTGTGTAATATCTTCACCTAAAACAGCCACTCTTGCTTGAATCACTGAATCAAAGAAAGGTCTTGGCTTAATACCTTTTTTAACTATGTTTGTAGCAACTGCCCAGTTATTTAAACCTTTAGAATCGGCCCAAGGTTTAATGTGATAGGCTACACCTTTGATAGATGTTTGTCTAAAGTTAAACTGTGAGTTTCTTGATTGAGCTATACCATTTACACCTTTGTCTACAAACTGACCATAATCAGCCATAAAGAACTCAATATCACCATCAATTGATTTATCTTGTTCATAAGTAATAGACCTTTTTAAGGTGCCTTTATACTTGATAGGATAAGAATCTATCTTTTTTAGAATGGCAGCAACAGTCTCACGACCCCACTGGTCTTTAATCTGTCTAAGTAAGTCTATTAGTTCTTCGTTCATTAT